ACGCCACTTTTCTAAGTTTAATTTCCTGAAACCTTTATTGATTTTGCCTTTTAGCAAATACCAGTCGCCAATTTTACCATCCTCAACTATAGGCTTGCCGAGCTTGGGATATTTAAATCTGTCTATTCCTGCTAGTATTGGACCAGTGTCGTCCTCGAACTTCATGTTCAGCCATAGGTTGTGGTTGTCGGCTCTGCGACCACCTCTTTTTGCTAAGTTCACAGCCTCGTTTAAGTCCCTGAGGTTTTTCTCGACTAGCTTACCGAATACAACGAACTCTCCAGGATTATCAGCTTCTAGGTCGTGGATGTCTGTTATCTTCGTTTTTATGTTGTGGGAGGCTGGATCTTTCTTAATATGCCCAAACCTGCGGTCGCACTCAAAGATGTCGTCATATGGCGTCTCTCCGTTGTCTAGGAGGGTTTCTTGCCGAGGAGTTAGAGGTTGCTTCAGGTCTCTGCGTCTTACAATGTCATCAGCCATTTTTGGACCAATTCCCCTGACCCCAATAAGACCACCGATAAGCTCGCCATCCTGCACCGACCAGTTCAATTCAGACTTGAATTTGTCGTATGGTTTATGAGCTAGTCCTTCTCGAGCAACCTCCCGCAATAGCTTTACACCTTGGTCATCATCTTTAACATTCCGGAGGCAAGCAGCAGCAAACTCTAAAGGAAAGCGACTTTTTAAAACGCAACACCAATAACTGACCATTGCATAGGAAACTGCATGGCTCCTGTTGAAAGCCATAGATCCCATCGTATTGATATTGTCCCATATTTCCCGAGACTTCTTTTCGTCTAATCCGTTCTCTTCAGCACCAACCTTAAACCTTTGCCAATACCTATCGAAAAACTCCTCACCCAAAGACTTACTCATAGCTCTGCGGAGCTGAGACACTTCTTCCCATGTTAGCTTGCCAACCTCACGAGCTATCGTCATGACTTGTTCTTGGTAAACCACAATGCCATAAGTAACATCGGTTGCTTCTTTGGTCATTTCGTGGAAGTGGTAAACAGGCTCAGCACCTGTCCTCTTTTTAATAAACTGAGTTGTGCCTCCTGAGGTTAATGGTCCAGGACGAGCCAGTGCAGTTATAGAGCAGATGTCTTCGAAGTTCGCTATCTTCATCTGTCTAGTCAATGACTGCAGGGCATAACCTTCGAATTGGAATATACCTGCATATTTCTCGTCGTTTAGTATCTTGAATGATTCCTCATCTTCCAAAGGAAAGTTGACGAGCTTTTCCCTAGACCAGCCAATCTGATCTAAAACATCCTGCAATACCGAAAGCGTCCTAAGACCAAGGGCATCAATCTTCAGCAAGTTTAGGTTCTCAGCATCTTTCTTGTCTATCTGAGCTGCACCAGTTTGCGCACTGACCGAGCAATACTTACTAACAGGATCTTCAGTAACGATAATTCCAGCAGCATGAACTCCTGAATGGCGAGCGTGGTTTTCCATTTTCTCAGCTATTCGCATTTGCGGATATTTATTCAGGACTTGCTTGCCTATGTCTAGGTCATTAAAGGTGTCCATAATGCACATTGCTGCACGAGCATCGCCTCCGCTTCGTTCAATGATTGCACCTTTTAGATCATTAACTTCCCAAGCTGGAATGCCAAGCTCTTTGGCAACTTCGGTTATTGTGCTCTTGGCTTTATATCTGCTGACTGTTCCTAGGTGGGCAACTTTCTCGGAGCCATACTTGTCCCTCAGGTATTGAAAGACCATCTCTCTGCGATCATCCTGAAAGTCAATATCAATATCAGGCAAGTCAGCACGAGTAACGTCAATGAACCTTTCAAATAGCAGGTCGAACTTTATAGGATCGACATCCGTTATCCCTGTCAAGTAACAAACCAAAGAGCCAGCTGAAGACCCACGAGCTGGACCAACAAGCATGTGTTTCTTGGCATAGCTTATCATGTCAGCAATCACATAGAAATAGTCCTCGAATTTCTTCATAGCGATCATGTCTATTTCTCGCCTCAGCCGAGCTTTATAAACTGGATCTTCTAAATCTATTCCTCTGTCCGGAGCACCATCAATGCACATCTGCTCTAAAGTTTTCTCAGGAGTAAATGATATCATCTGAGCAACAGGCAGATCAACATTACACATGTCTGCTATTTTGTAAGTGTTCTGTATTGCCTCATCCGGAAGCCAAGGGATGCAGTCTAGCATCTCGTGTTCGTTCAAAAGGTGCATAGGCTTGGTTCGTTCCATCCTATTCATGCCAACCAGAACCTCATAAGCCTTGCGGTCGGAGACTTTAGGATAATAATTGTCGGAGGTTGCTACTGGCTTGAAGCCTTTCTTCTCGCAAAAATCTAGAGCCTTCTTAGAACTCATTGGATTCATCTCGATGTAAAGATCGTCTTTTCTGGTCAAAGGAAGCAGTCCCCACTCTGGGTGTGTGCCACTTAGGATAATTACATTTTCGGATATATCGAACAGGTCGGAGTAACTTAGCCTCGGGAAGTAATAGAAATTTTCCTTGCTCGTGCTTCTTGTAACAAGCTCATAAATCTCGGACAAGCCTTCATTATTCTTAGCAATAAAAGCCATCATGTTTGCGGTCTGTTTAGAGCGATCGGTCGAGTCAATTACAATTGAAATCTCGGCTCCGAATATTGGTTTCTTTCCAGCCTTCTTGCAAGCATTACTAAAGGGAACATGCCCCCACGTCCCAGCATCAGCAATGCCTATTGCATCACCACCGTCTGACTCTATGATGTTTGCAATTGGACCATACGCTTTGCGGAAAGAGTATTCAGTGCGTGTTCTTATGTGAAGCATTACATAATCACCGCAATGATTACATAGCTAATAACGAAACCTGCTAATGCTATTGCCATTACAATTCTCCTCTGTCTATGTACCAGTCTACAATTCTCGCAGTTGCCTCAACATCGTTTATTGATCTGTGGGCACCGTCTATTTTCTCGTCGAATAGCTCTTCGTAAATGTCTCCCAGCTTGCGCATCTTGCCCCAGATCTTTTGACCTATCTCAACTGTGCAGATGTGATTAGGTGGCCATGGGAACTTAGTTACTTTGTCGAGCCTTTCCAATTCGAACCTTAAAACCTTTCGGTCGAAAGGCAAGTTGTGTGCAACGATGTCTCTTTCACCTAGGAAGAAGTCCGTCAGCTCATCGACCTTGGTTATGAATGGTTTCTCGTCCTTTAGCATCTCGTCGGTTATGCCTGTGATCTTTATTATCTTAGGATCGAGCAGGTGTCCAGGATTGCAAAAGAACTCTAGCCTTGCGTCCTCCCGCATCTCCCCTTTGCCGATAAGATTGTCGTTGTACTTTATAGCACCGAACTCAATTATCCTAGGTTGCAGGTCTAGGTCGGAGCCTTCAGCCTTGGGCAAGCCTGTTGTTTCAAGATCGAATATAATCATTCTTTGTCCTCGTTATCTAAGGACTGCAACATAAAAGAATAAACACCCATATCATGGACTGAGTCCTCGTGCGATCCTGGCCAATTCTCGGAATAGCGAGTTAGCTTTGCAACAATCATGTTTACAATGCCGAACCTGTTCCATTCCTTCTCATTATCAAGAGTAACTCCTTTGGGGAATAAAGCCATCATTACTTTTCCATGACGATGGTAATTATCACCATAAACTTTATTGCGTTCTTTAAAGGTCTCTAGAGCGTCCTCCATGCAGTCTATCGGTGACTTGTTCCTGCGATGCTTTCTAGCAACATCTCCGATTGTTTTAAGATCACTCATTGTCTCTGCCTCTTTCATATGAACTGCGTACATCATCCTCATAGTTATTAGCTTTGTCAAAAAGATCCTCTAGGTCTCTTCTATCAAAAGTATTAAGGTCGAAAAGCCTAGCAACTTTTTTATCGTTCAGCTCTATATCATTTCCTCTTATTTTAAGCATAAGACCACTCCGGAGCAGGACTATAATTCCACTTCGCAAAGCCCATCTTCTCACCTAAGTAATAGTTGCGATAAGCCTCGGTTGTGCTCTCGCACTTATACTCATCAGGCATGCACTGGGGTGGTTCTGTGAAGCCAATCTCTTCTATATTCATAGGTGCGATGCAAATCAACTGCATAAGCTCCGCACTCTTGTGGGTTTTACCATAGCGAGCTGTGTATTCCTTGCATAGATACACGAACAAGCCTAGTGCCCACCAGTAGTGTTCGGAGCTTTCCCGAACCCAGACTGCGGAGGGATGGTTCTTATGGGTCGACTTATACAAGCCAACCTTATCAGCCCACCAGTCTCCATCAAGCTCTCGGTGCGCAGTGCTTAGCAGTTGCGCAGTCTCGAGTATCATCTTAACGCAATGTTTATCGCAATGCATCATAGCTGCTTCTTTTGGACTGGCGTCCAAGTAAAAAATATTCATTCGACTTCCTTTCTCAATAGTAGAACTTTAAACCTTTTAAGCTAAAAAATAAAGTTTATTTTTGCCAAAACTTTAATAGCTTTTTAATTTTAGCTGACATGCTTTCTTTTTCTTCTTCCTCGTGGAAAACTTCTAAAACAACATCCATCGGAGAGGTTTTTACATAAGGTCGACTTTTAAGAATATAGGTAACAGCTGCTGGTTTAATGTTTAGCTCTTTGCCTATTTCTTCATTTGTAAATTTTACAGCTCTCATCTCGTGAACTCTGTTAACAAAATTTTGATTATATTTTTCTTTATGATGTGCCATATTTTTTCCTTTTATCTGTGGTGTGCCATTGTGTCGACTTCGAATGTTTTGAATGTTCCGTGTATTGGGTCGGAGGTTTTCGAAATCTCGTTAAGTATTGTATAGAGCTGATCTAAAGCAACATGAATAATGTGCTCCTGTTCTGGTGCAAACCAACCGCCATTTGCTATTTTATTTTTAAAATCTCCTAAGAAGTTTTTTACCTCATTAGCTTGCCTGAAAAGTTTCTTGTTGCCAAGCATTAATATCTCTTCCCAGAGCTTGTATATTACCGAGGATAGATCAGCCAACGCAACAATCATA